CGAAACAAATCGAGCGCTGGTGGCGGGACAACCCAGACTACAACGTCGCGATCGCTGCCGGTGAGATCAGCGGCATTGTTGTGTTCGACATTGACCCGCGGAATGGCGGACGCGAAGGCTGGGACGACTGGCTTGAGCGCGTAGGCGATTCGCTCGACGGGCCGGTACAGCTGACGGCAGGCGGTGGCGAACACCGGCTGGCGCTCTGGGAACCAGGCCTGCGATCGTCAAAGCTTGCCCAGGGCGTCGACTTCCTGTCGGACGGGCGATACTTCATCGCACACCCGTCAGAGATCAATGGGCGACAGTACGAGTGGGAAGGCTCCAGCGACCCGATGGAAGGCGTCGCGGTCATGCCTGTTCCGACTGGATGGGTCGGCGCAATGTCGGAGCGAAAGCGATCGGCGGCTGTCGACGGCGGGTTGATTACTGGAAACCGAAACGCCGGACTGACATCGCTTGCCGGGTCGATGCGCTACCACGGCATGACCGAAGCCGAGATTCTGGCCGCGCTCAACGTGGCGAACGAAACGCGCTGCGACGCGCCTCTACCGGCCAGCGAGGTCGCGCAGATCGCGCGTTCTGTGGCGCGATACGAACCGGAAGAGGACAAAGCCGCTAGCGTCGCGCTTGGAACAGCAGTCGCCGAGGAGCTGCTGCGCAATCAAACGAAAGACCGCTGGCTGCACAATGCCGATGACTTCAGCCAACAGCCCGCGCCGATAAAATGGCTGGTGAAGGGCTGGATTCAAGCTGACGCTATGATCATGGTCCACGGGCCTAGCGGATCGGGCAAGACGTTTCAGGTTCTCGATTGGGTGGCGCGAATCGCATCAGGGCAGCCTGAGTGGCTCGGTAAGAAGGTTCGGCAGGGTGGCGTTGTCTACCTCGCTGGCGAAGGGCACGTCGGCCTACGGGCACGCCTGGCGGCTTGGAAACACCTGCACGGCGTCGACCGAATCGGTGACATGTGGATATCCGACAGCGGGTGTGACTTGAATACACCAAGCGGATACATCAAGGCGGTCGAGCATATCCGGCTGCTGGAAAGCCCGCCGCGCGTCATCGTGGTCGATACGCTGCACAGATTTCTGGCTGGAGACGAGAACAGCGCACAAGACGCAAAGACCATGCTCGACGCCTGCGCAGGGCTGATGAAAGAGTTCGACTGCACTGTGATACTGGTCCACCATACCGGCGTAAGCGAGGAAGCGCAGCACCGCGCAAGAGGCTCCAGCGCGTGGCGTGGTGCGCTCGATGTCGAGATATCAGTGGTGCCGGGCGACGTGATTCAGCTTATTCAGCGCAAGAGCAAGGACGCCGAGATACCCGATCCTGTCAACGTTCGGATACAGGGCGTGCAGATACCAGGGTGGATTGATGAGGACGGCGAACCCGTCACAAGCGGTGTTATGGTCGAGGCTGATACCGCCGCGATGAACGTAAACGGCAAACTCGCGCAGCATCGAAACCAGTTCGAATCGGCTTGGGAGTCGAGCGGCAAGGACGTTCGGATGAATTTGCCATATTTAAGCCGGGACGATTTAATTCAATATCTAATTGATGACAAGGGCATCAAGGAGGCGTCGGCCAAGATCTACGTGAAGCCCAACCAAAAGGGTCGGATAATATCTGAGCTATTATCTAATAATATCATCGAAGTATATGGTTCGGGCTGGTTAGTTGTCGATGAGTTGCACAGCAGTGCTATGCTGGCACTACGGAACAAAACGGAACAATAGGGGAACAGTTCCGTTTTGTTCCCCGGGGATAGGGGTACATGCAGGGGAACAAACAGGAACAACACACTTAGTGTTGTTCCCTTGTTCCAGCATGTATCGGCAAGTTTGTAGCAATAGAGCGGTACAGACGCTGAAAGGAGTAAAATCTTGGAGAACGCCAACTCGCGCCAGCACGGCGGAACGCACTACATCGACAGGGTGGTGCAGCCGTGGGATTATATAGCGGCTAATAACTTGGGTTTTTTTGAGGGCAATATAATAAAATACGTCACGCGCTGGCAGGCCAAAGGCGGCGTCGCCGACCTGGAGAAGGCGCGGCATTATTTGGATAAGCTAATCGAGATATCCAAATGAATATAAACGTCAAATATAAATTAACGGACGAATTAATACCTTATGCGCGTAATTCGCGCACGCATTCCGATGATCAGGTGGCGCAGATCGCCGCCAGCATCAAGGAGTGGGGCTGGACGACGCCGATCCTGGTCGATGAGACCGGCGGCATCATCGCGGGCCACGGGCGGCTACTGGCGGCGCGTAAGCTGAAGATGGATCAAGTACCCACCATCGAGGCAGCAGGGTGGACAGACGCGCAAAAGCGCGCCTACGTCATCGCGGACAATAAGCTGGCGCTCAATGCGGGGTGGGATAGCGAACTGCTGGCGCTGGAGCTGGGCGAGCTGGGCGAGCTTGGGTTTGATTTGGACCTGACGGGCTTCACCCTGGACGAAATCGACGCGCTAAAGCCCACAGAAGTCGCTACGGGGCTTACTGACGAGGATGCAGTACCGGAGCCGCCAGTCGAGCCTGTGACGCGCCTAGGCGACGTGTGGCTGCTTGGGGGGCATAGGGTGATGTGTGGGGATAGCACCACGCTGGCCGATGTTGAGCGTCTCATGAACGGAGCAACGCCTGATTGCATCCACACCGACCCGCCTTATGGCATGAACGCTGTAAGCAAATCGTCAGTTCTGAAAAAAAACTACAAGCAGGACATCATGGGAGATGACACGCCAGATGTCGCAAAGGACGCATTTCAATTGATTTACGGAATGTGGCCAAACGCAAAACAAATCTGGTGGGGTGCAAATTACTACTGTTCCGTGCTGCCGGACAGCGAATGCTGGCTGGTTTGGGACAAGGACAACGGGCAAAGCGATCAAACCGATTGCGAGCTGGCATGGGCAAATTTTCGAAGCGTTGTTCGCCAGTTCACATTGGCATCAGAAAAGAAGAATCGCGTACATCCAACACAAAAGCCCGTGGCTCTCATGGAGTGGATTTTGCGCAGATTTAAGCTCTCAGTGAGAATCATCGCTGACTTCTTTGGCGGATCTGGATCGACATTGATTGCAGCAGAAAAACATGGCGCTCAAGCTTTCATCATGGAGTTCGACCCGAGGTTTGTTGATGTCATCATCAAGCGCTGGCAGGACTTCACCGGCAAGCAAGCAATACACGCAGAAACTGGACAACCTTTCGCGGAGGTTAAAGATGGCAGCGAAGCCGCAGACTGAAAAATCGGTCATAAAAAAACCCGGACAAAATGGAGGCGCTCGGCCTGGCGCTGGGCGACCGGCGTTTATTCCGACCGACGCCGAGCGCAAGCAAGTCGAGGCGATGTCAGGCTACGGCTTGCCAATCGAGCAGATCGCGGTGCTGGTGCGAGACGGAATAGACGCGGACACGCTCAGAAAGCATTTTTCGCAGGAACTGATTTCTGGCAAGGCGAAGGCTAACTCCGGCGTTGGACGCACGCTGTTCCAGAAGGCGATGGGCGGCGACACTGCTGCGATGATCTGGTGGAGCAAGACGCAGATGCGCTGGAAAGAGGTTCAACAGCATGAGATCACCGGCGCAGATGGCGCGCCGATTGAGTACAAGAAAATCGAGCGCGTCATCAAGAAATGAGCGTGCTTCGCATTGAAACGCCCGAATGGGCGCTGCCGCTGCTGGAGCCGAAGCGGTACAAGGGCGCTTACGGCGGTCGAGGGTCCGGCAAGTCGCATGCCTTTGCCGAGATGATGATCGAAGCGCACATCATGGACCAGTCGAGCCGAAGCGTATGCGTGCGCGAGGTCCAGAAGTCGCTGGCGCAGTCCGTTAAGCGCCTGCTGGAGCTTAAGATCGAGCAGATGAACGCCGGCGCGTACTTTGAAGTGCAGGAAGCCGTCATCAAATCCAAGCGAGGCGACGGGCTGATTCTGTTCCAAGGCATGCAGAACCATACTGCCGACTCGATCAAGTCGCTTGAAGGATACGACCGAGCGTGGTGCGAGGAGGCGCAAAGCCTGTCGCAGCGCAGCCTGGACCTGCTGCGCCCGACGATCCGAAAACCAGGCTCTGAGCTGTGGTTCACATGGAACCCATCGCAGGCGACTGACCCGGTTGATGTTCTGTTGCGCGGATCGACACCGCCGCCAGACGCGGCAATAGTTGAGGTTAACTTCAGCGATAACCCGTGGTTCCCCGAAGTCCTGCGCGCCGAGATGGAGTACGACCGCGCGCGAGACCCGGAAAAGTACCAGCACGTCTGGCGCGGCGCCTATCTGACGAATTCAGAGGCGCGCGTGTTCAGAAACTGGCGCGTCGAGGAGTTCGAGTCGCCGAAGGACGCGATCCACAGGCTCGGAGCGGACTGGGGCTTTGCGGTCGACCCGACTGTTCTGGTTCGCTGCCACTTGGTCGGGCGGACTCTGTACGTCGATTACGAGGCCTACGCGCTGGGCTGCGACATCACGGCAACGCCGGACTTGTTCATGTCGGTGCCGGAAGCCGAGAAGTGGCCGATGGTGGCGGACAGCTCGAGACCGGAAACGATCAGCCACATGCGCAAGCATGGCTTCCCGCGCATCACTGCGGCGGTGAAGGGCGCGAACAGTGTCTCGGAAGGCATCGAGTGGCTTAAATCGTACGATATCGTCGTTCACCCGCGCTGCCAGCACGTCATTGATGAGCTGTCGCTGTACAGTTACAAGACGGACACCTTGACAGGAGCCGTGCTTCCTGTTCTGCAAGACCGCGACAACCATTGTATTGATGCGCTAAGATATGCGCTTGAAGGCGTCCGCAGGGCGCAGGCTGCGCGGCCAGTTGCAGAGGTGACCCCGCTGGCCGTGGCGAACCGCTGGAGATAATGCATGGCTCGGATCAGTAAAGAACAACGACTGCTTGACGTACACGAGGAAGCGCTCAGTCGCTTCGACGACATTCAGTCGGCGCTTCGCGACGAGCGGCTGCAGTGTCTCCAAGACAGACGGTTCTACTCTCTCAGCGGCGCGCAGTGGGAAGGGCCGCTCGGCTACCAGTTCGAGAACAAGCCGCGCTTTGAAGTCAATAAGATTCACCTTGCTGTCATTCGGATTATCAACGAGTACCGAAACAGTCGCGTCACGGTCGACTTCATCGCCAAAGACGGCGCGACGAATGAAAAGCTCGCCGAGACCTGCGACATGCTTTTCCGCGCAGACGAACAGGACTCGACGGCTGACGAGGCCTACGACAACGCATTCGAGGAAGCGGTGGCCGGTGGCTTCGGCGCCTGGCGGCTACGCTCCTGCTACGAGGACGAGTACGATCCCGAGAACGAACACCAGCGCATCAAGATAGAACCCATCTTCGACGCTGATAGCAGCGTCTTCTTCGACCTCGATGCCAAGCGCCAGGACAAAGCCGACGCGCGGTACTGCTACGTCGTGCACTCAGTGACGCGCGAGGCGTACAAAGAGGAATGGGGCGACGATCCCTCAGACTGGCCGAAGCTGGTGCAGCAGGTCGAGTTCGACTGGGACACGCCGGACGTGGTGTATCTGGCCGAGTACTACAGGGTCGAGGAGGCGTCCGAGCTGATTCGGACCTTCCGCAACATCGACGACTCGGAAGAAAAGTACTCGCAAAGCGACTTTGAAGCCGACGAAGAGCTGGAAGAAACGCTGGCCGCCATTGGTGCGGTCGAGGTCAAGCAGCGTCGCATCAAGCGGCGGCGGGTCAGAAAGTACATTCTATCGGGCGGCAAGATTCTAGAAGACTGCGGATACATTCCCGGCACCTGCATCCCAGTCGTTCCGGTGTACGGCAAGCGCTGGTTTGTCGATAACGTCGAGCGCTGCATGGGTCACGTGCGCCTGGCGAAAGACGCGCAGCGCCTCAAAAATATGCAGCTCTCCAAACTCGGCGAGATATCTGCGCTGTCGAGCGTCGAGAAGCCGATCATGGTGCCGGAGCAGGTGGCCGGGCATCAGGTGATGTGGGCTGAGGATAACATCAAGAATTATCCCTACCTGCTGGTCAACCCGATCAATTCCACAGACGGCACCCAGCAATTCGCTGGCCCGCTGGCCTACACCAGATCGCCTGCAATCCCGCCTGCTCTGGCCGGACTGCTCCAGCTTACAGAGCAGGACATGGCCGATATCCTGGGTAATCAGGGCGAGGCCGACAAGATTGTTAGCAATATCAGCGGCAAAGCCGTTGAGATGATCCAGCAGCGTCTGGACGGCCAGACGTTTATCTACATGAGCAATTTTGCCAAAGCGATGAAGCGCTGTGGCGAGATCTGGCTTGCGATGGCGCAGGAAATCTACGTCGAGGAAGGCCGGAAAATGAAGGGCGTGGCCGTCACCGGCGAAACACAGCCGTTGGTGCTTATGCGTCCGAAGGTCGATGAGGAGACGGGGCGCATCGAGTTCGAGCACGATCTCTCCGACGCAAAGTTCGACGTTGTTGCTGACGTTGGTCCAAGCTCTGCCAGCAAGAAGAGCGCAGCCGTGCGCGCGCTGACAGGCATGATGCAGATTACGAGCGACCCAGAGACGCAGATGGTGCTTCAGGCTTTGGCACTCATGAACATGGAGGCCGAAGGACT